AAAGCTATGCGTTATGAGGAGGCTAAGGCCATATATGGAAATAACATCAGAAGAGCCTTTACTTATAAGGCCCTAAACAGGTTAATTCAAGGATCTGCAGCAGATCAAACAAAACAGGCTATGATCAATTGTTACAAGCAAGGGTTTAAACCCATGTTACAAATTCATGATGAATTATGCTTTTCCATTAATGAAGAAAGTGATATAATAAAAATTAAGGAGGTTATGGAAAGTGCTATCGAATATCTCAAAGTCCCATTCAAAACAGACGTTGCACTCGGAACAAGCTGGGGAAATGCAAAAGAATAATTGTCCAAGATGCAATGGTACCAGGTTAATAGAAACCTGGCACGATATTGCTGAAACTCATAAGGTTACGACTGAGTGTCCTCTTTGTCTTCCTGACCTTGATCTTCAATCTCTTCGATCGTCTGGTCTTTGAACCTAGGATCATAATTATAAAATTTTATTTTATAACCTCTCTCTTTAAGTTCTTTTAAACGTTTTTGATTCCAATAAAACATTTGCTCTCCTTTTTTATTTATACCCTATTATACCATGAGCTATTTTTTGATTTTTTATTTTATTGAATAGTAAACGATCACTTGTTGCAGGGGTTCTATTCTAGATGCGACACTGAATGCTTTTTGTTAATTTATTGATTACAGACACAACCCATTAAAATTCCTGTTTCATCTTTCATTACATGTGCATTAACAGGATAATCATAATATGTTGTTAAATGCAATCTAAGTATATCACAAAGATCAAAACAATTTACTTCATCTAACAAGGTTATTCCATCTGTAATAGACTTTGTAACTTCTACTAAATGATATAAACCATCATTTAAAAGTATTAGATCCATTTAGAGCGCACTATCCTTAGGGTTTTGAGTTAATTTTGAAAAAGCTTAACCTGCTTTTTTTAAAAGATCAGTTTTTGCATCAATAACACTTTGATCATTGATTCTGACCTTTACATCTTTTAGTTCTATGTCGATCCACTTCATGTCAGGAGTTACTCTGCCCTGAGACAACGCTTGTGTTGCCCACTTGGATTCCAGCTGAAGTTTTTTCGCCACTAGTTCTTGTAGAGACATTTCTATCAACCTCCTCAAATGTAATATAGACACGATCAGTTCCATAAAAGCCCTCATCAATGCCTGTTATCTCTCCTGAATTTACGCCATTTGAAAACGTTTCAAGAGCTGCTTTATCATCTGATGCTTCAAGCGTCTTATCAATATATATGCTTTTGTATCTTGCTTGGATGCGATAAAGCTTCATAAGTCATTATATAACAAAATGTGATATAAATGCAACAGTATTGACAAACATAGTAAAATAAGGGTTTTTTACATAATAATAAAAATATCCTTGCATATCCCATTAAAATATCTATATTCTAATTATTAACAAAAGGAAAAGTATGACAACTAAAACAACAGATCCTATTCTAGAAACATTAAAAGCAACTTCTGGCTTAGCACAAACAGCTGAACCATTAGTTCTTAAACCTGAATGGGAAATAAAAGATAAAGATGCAGATGATGTAAAAATTAAAAAATTTGTTTTTACTTTTGACGAAGAGTCAAACAAACTATCCCTGCATGTAAACAATGAACTTTACAGAGAGTACAATTGTAAAGATAATCTTAGTGCTTCAATTAAATTTCATGAAGCATTGGATAAGGCACTATCATGTTTCACTTCTTGGAAGATTTATGACAGGAACTAAACTTAAGTCACAGGGTGAAGCATTTAATAGTTGGATAAAAGAAGTTGATAAAATTATATCCAACACACAAGTATTAACAGCAAGTGGGGATCCTATGGAATATGGTGATCCTCATTTTCAAGATCAGTTAAAAAGATTAACAGCTTGTTCTATTAATTTTGATTATATGCCAATATATCCAATTAATGAGCAGATAGCAGTTGATTTACTTTGGGATGAGATACAAGCAAAAAAGGATGGAATGGATGAACAATCTAATACTTAAAACAATTATTTGTGCAATATTGTTTTTAATACCTGCGAAAGCACTATTATTTATTATTGCATTTATATCTTACGTAACATTTTATTAGGAAGATTATGAAAAATAATAGAAAATCATATAGAATATTTAAAGCCCTAAGTAAACCAGCTCAAAATATTTTAAAATTAGAGTATGAAATATGTAAGGTAGAAAATTACGAGAATAAAAAATGGAATAATAGATTTCAATCTTTTTGGAATTGGTTATGGATGACTAAATTTAAAAAGAGACCTATGGATAAAGTCATGAAAATAGTTCAAAAAATTGAAAATTTTAATGCCAAATGCACAAGGATAGATGTGGTTGGTTTTACAAAAGAAGAGAAACAAAAAATAGTGAAAGGAGAACCATGGATATAAGTAAATGGAAAAGTTGTGCAGTAGACATAGACTCATATTGTATAATTAGAGCTATGGGTAAAAATGGTTTTAGACGACCAGGCAGTATGATTGCTAAATTAGTCGATGAAGAGATTAAAAAGATAGCGAGAAAAGAGGGAAAAAGCTATCAGAGTATGAAAGAGAATTTACTTAGTCAGGGAAAGAAACTCCTGAACGGTAAATAAGCCTGCAGGTTGGATGGTTAACCTTGAACCTGGGGCTGTGTGGGGGCGCGGGAGACTGGCCCCCATTAATTATTTACCCATAACATTACCTCCTTCCTGACTTAATACCCGCAAATTTTTTAAATTTAACTGTTGCAATAAAGTCACAAATTTTATATTAATCGAATCAACGTATTTCTGAGCCTATAATGAGAAGGTGAGGCTTTCAAAACACCTTATTTCCAACGAACAACGAACGCTTTAATTAACTTAAATTATAAGGAGATTAAGTGGGTAAAGCTGTAAAAAAAAGCAGCCGAGAACAGTTAGAAGCTATTTTAAATAAACTTGTTATGGTTTGCCCTAACAAGAAAACTTATGATGAAGTAACTTCTGTTATGTTTCAGTTGTATTGTGGAAATGACTTTGGTTTAGGAAATTTTAGTTTATTGTTTCTTGAGATAGTAGAGAAGCAGTGGCAATCCGGTAGAAAGAAGGCAGCTCAAGAGAAGGGGCTGAAATTGATTGTCAAAAATGCGTAGCCACGGTGTATTTTCACATCCATATCTTTTCCCACACCGTGGTTATGCTAATGAACAAGTTTGATTTTAAAGAGATAAGACTTTCAACTATTAATGAGTGTAAGTCCCTACCTGGCCCGGAGAGGACTGAATTGATTGAGGAAGTTTTAAACGATTATTATTCGACAATTGATCTCCAGTCTCCAGTAAGTATACAGAGGCACTATCGTGAGCTTTTCACCAAGCTTGTTAAGAATTTTGGGCACTAATATATCCCATGCTTTGATAGATACTGCAAGGCCAAGTGAGCAACGTTTGTTCCAAGCTATCCTTGTGCAGGCCTTTGAAGATGCCTTGAACCCTAGCCCTACTAAAACTGAAACTTATTATAAAATAGACGCTCATAACTGGTTTACTTATCCTGATTCGTTATTCGATAAAATTTGTTGGTTAGCCGGTTTTGATCCAGATATAATCACAGATAGATACAAAAGGTTACAGGACAACGGACAAGTGACATTCAGCAAAACACAAAAAACTTGGGTTCAATATAGAAAACTTTATAAAGCTTATCGTGGTTCAAGTTGCAGTGATGAGAGAAGAAGTATTATGGCAGAAATAAGGAAGTTAAAGTTTTAGATTAGTCATGGCGGTCTCCTAGATTTGTCACTGGGGGTAAAACCATCAAGAGAGCAGTAATGAAAACCCCCAGGATCATATGAATTAAACAATGAATTCATGATTTGACTATATCAGAAACTGACCGAAATGCAAAAAATATATTATATAGATTATCTAGACCCCCTATTAAAATAAAATACCCCAGGGGGTAAAACAGGTGTCCCTGCTGTCCCTATTGTTCTATTAGTTAGATATATCAATGATAATAGTCTATTTTAGTGGTGTCCCTCTGGTGTCCCTCTGGTGTCCCTCAGGGACACGTCTTGCGGTAACGCTATCGAATGTTTTTTGGGTAGTTACTTTTTGATGAAATAATCTATATAATAGAAAAAATGCTTATAGAAATATTACTGAGTATTGGTTATACAACCCTCTGTTTAGGTGTTGCAATAATGTTACTCTACAAATGGAATAATGAATAATGGGACTTAAGAAAAAAGAATTAAGAACAGAATTAGACCTGACTCCAAAACAAAAAATGTTTGTTGAGATATATGTAAAAGATTGGGGTTCAATCACACAAGCTGAAGCACTTAAAAGAGCTGGTTATGTTTGTAAAAATGAAAATGACTACAGTGTAATTGCATCTAGATTATTATCAAGAAAACATAATCCACATGTTGCAAAGTATTTTGATAAAAGGTTTGAAAAAGAAATTAAGATGTATGAGGGTGACAACCTTAGAAGATTTAAAAGATTTGAAAGACTTGCTGATAAAGCAGAGAAGAAAGATCAATATGCTGCAGCTATCAATGCTGAGTATAGATCTGGTCAGTTAGCAGGTGCGTTTGTAGATAGAAAAGAAGTTAGAGTAACTGGTCTGGAGGGTATGTCACGTGAAGAGCTTGAAGAAAAACTCAAAGAGCTTTCAAACAAAATCGATGGGTACAATGCGAAAACCATCGAAGTCGACACAATTGATTCGAAAAGCTAGTTGGTCTGTATTTATTAAAAAGTTTAATGAGAAACATAACTCTCACTTAAACACATCAATTGGAGTAGTAAGTGTTGAAACGAAAAATAACTGTAAATAAAAAAGCTAAAACATGGCAAGAAAGATATCCTCTTGTCTCGGTAAAATGGAAAGATATTTGCTCCGATAGCTCATGGCAAAGTATTTCCAGCTGCCTCCAGAGTGAACTACCACTTTGTGTAACAAAAGGACATTTACTGAGTCAGTCTAAAGGTATAACAAGAATATTTGGGGACTATTCTGAAACCAGTCAGGGTAAGATAGAAGAGATTGGTAATACAACAATTATTCCTAACTCAGTCATTGTT